CCTATCCCCTGTGTGCCTTGGCAGTCTCAGCCTCTCTATGGGCAGTCGGTGATCTCTTCGGTGTCGGCCTCCAGTTCCTCTTGCTCGGATTCCGCGTCGGGAGTGTCCGAAAGGAAGGAAGCCAGGTCGCTCAAGGAATCGGGTGCGTTTTCAGCGTGTCCGTCCATATCGCTTTCTCTCTAGGTCTTTGCTTTACCCTCAAGTCACCAGGGTTAGGCGCGGCGCATCTCTGCGGACGCAAAAAGGCGGGTGATCGCCGGTTAAGCCACTTTCCTCAAGAACCGCTTGGCAAGGGATTCATTGCGCTCACGGTCCAGATCAATCCTGTGTTGAGCCAGCTTGCCGGTTTCGATCATCCCTTGCAGGATCGACTCGAACTTGTCGGTGAGCTTGGCCAACTGCAACAGAAGCAACTGACCTTCACGGTCACGCACTGGGCAGTCTTTCCACTGCTGAATCACCACGGATTTCAGTTGGCTCATGGCCTCCTGATACGCCGGGTTGTCCAGCACCAAGGCTGCTTCCGTGGCTCGTTGAACGGTCTGTTGCTCAGTCATGGAATCAGTTTGCACAGAGGTAAAGCACTCAGATGCCCAGGCCGTTTTGCATCTCAGCTTGCAGGCCAGAAAGGTTCATCTGCTGCGCTGTCTGTTGTCTCATCTGCTCGATGTAAATCTGCGTCTGCGCCATGTATTCCACCTTCCAGCGTTCAAACTCGATCTTCTGCGCCTCGAGTTGGGCATCCATTTGCGCCTTCATCTGCTCGCGCTCGGCGTCCCGCTGGTCGTTGGCGGCTTGGAGTTCCAAGGTGGCGCGGGTTTCTTCCAACTTGGCCTGAAGCTCGATCTGGCGTTTCTGCTGGTCTGCCTGCATCTGTGCCTGGAACTTCTGTTGGTCGGCTTGCAGCTTCATTTGCTCGATCTGGATCGGCAACGGCGGCTGCTGTGGTTGAGGCGGCAGGGTGGTCGGGTCCACCGCGAAGCTCTGCACATCCTTGAAGCCCGCGTTCTCGATCAATTTGCTGAACGAGTGATACAGATGCTTCGGCTGCACCATGCCCAGCGCCATGCCCTTTTCTTGAAGCTGCATGATCTGCATCAGCGCCGCAGCCTGGGCCATCTTGTCGCCCGTGCCCAGACCCACATGGATGGTCATGTCGTACTGGTCCCGCCACTCGTTCGGGTCGTACTCCACGAACTCGTCGCGCAGGCGGAAGGCCAGCTTCTCAATACCCCCATCCGTCAGGGTCTTCAGAATCCCCTGGAAGATGGGTTTGACCAGGATCTCGGCGAAGATGCGGGCGACCAGTTCAATGCGCTGCTGGGCTGCGCTCTGGTCGATCTGACGACCCGTGGCCGTGTTGTTCAGGCTGTCCGGGTTCAGGCCCATGGAGGTGCGAGACACCCCGGTACGGTTTTCGCGCATCCCCTGGACGTACTCCAGCATCGGCAGGGACGCACCAGCCGCGAACGGGATCACATCGGACTGGATGGCATTGGGATCGCGTGCCCGGATGATGCCGCCCGGACGGGAATCCAGCAGGTCGTCAATGTTCGCCAGCGGGGACCAGTTGGAATCCGTCAGCACCTTGGTGCGGGGGTTGTTGGTCAGGTAGAGGTTGTTGAGCGTCTGACGCAGCAGTTCGGTGTGCAGCTTCTGGAGATCAGACACCGCCTCGGCCATGCTCATGCCTGCCCACTGGTGGGTGTTCAGGATGGGAGAGGCCGTGGCAATGGGTACGTGCGAGACTTCCTCGATCTTGAGGATCTTGTCTTGCAGGCGGTACACACACAGACGTTCCGCAATGCCGTCGCCGTCGCGGTCCACCAGCACGAACTCGATGCGCAGGTAGCCATCAGCCTGGGAGGTGTCCAGATCCTCCGTCATGGCGTCGTAGGCGGTTTCCTCCACCTCGCGCTGCATCAGGTTGCGATCGGAGGCTTCCAGGTCTTCCTCGTCCACATCGAAACCCATCAGCTTCAAGTCGGACAAAGTAACTTCCATCACCCGGCAGACGTAGGGGCAGTCTTGCAGCAGAGGGGAAGTCCACTCGGCATCCACCAACAGGTCGTTGGGGTCGAACGCCTCAACCTTGACGATGTTGCGCTTCTCGATCCGTTTCAGCCGCCCGGTGTGGATGTTCATCACCTGGCCGGTCATCTGGTCCACCACCTGCTCAGTGCGGACCTCCTGAATCTCTGCGCCATCCTCTTGAAGCATCAGGGCCAGCATCTCGTCCGTAGCACCCTGGAACGGGATGGAGATGACGCTTTCCTTGGCTTCCTTGCGCCACATCACCGCACTGTTGCCCGTGATGAGTGCGTCCTTGAAGGCGGTGTACAGGATCAGAAAGCCGTTGTTCTGCTTGTAGAACACGTAGTTGCAGGCGTCCGTGGCCTGCTCTGCGCCCTTCACATCGTTGGCCCGTGAAGGCTCGAACGACACCGCCTTGTCCGTGCTGGTGAAAATCTTCAGCAGAGCGGGCAAGACCCATTCCACCGTGTCGGACACATCGGAGGCGACGATCTGCGACCAATCCTCCTGCTCGTTGCCGTAGGGCAGCTTGTAGTATTCCCGGCGCGACTGCTCACGGGTCGTGGCCAGTTCACCCCAGACGTACTTGGCTGAAGCCTCTTCCTTGTCCTGAAGGGCGCGCAGGAGGTCGTCGTCCTGCATCTTCATTCGGCCACCTTGCGCTTGGTGACTTTGGGAGCCGGTTCCTCCTGCTTGAGCAGCGGGAACAGCACTTCGGCCAGCTTGTCGGCTGCGTCACGGCGTCCCTGGCAAACCAGTCGGATGAGGTCTTGTAGCTCTTGCTGTGTCATGTGGATACTCCTGCTGGCAGTCTATGTAGTGGTAAAGCGCAACCAGGACCCCCAAAACCCGGCACCATTTTCTTAGATGCCTCGATATAAGCTAAATGCGCCTCATAAGCTGAGTCAAATGAGCCTAGGTAGTGGTACTTACTGTTAACTTTTATGGATGCCCGGTATTTCTTTGCCCTTCTGCTCCACGACACGCCTTTGTAGCCACTTGTATTCCTTGAAGAAAGGCCGGTGTTATGAAGGTTTTCGGAGTTGGAGCAATCCCTCAAATTACTGATTCTGTTGTCTGTTTTGTCTCCATTGATATGGTCAATGTAGCCATTTGGGAACGAACCATGCACATACAACCATGCCAGCCTGTGCGCCAGACAATAAAAGCCAGCGAACCTGATGTATAGATATCCTTTGCCTCCTATGCTGCCAGTTTCTTTCCAAAGAAACTCTTGATTGACCTTTGCGGTCTTTATTTTTCTGAACAACCCGGTTTCTGGGTCGTAGTGCAAATGTTCTTTGAGTAAGTCTTGAGTGATAAGATCGGTCTTAGCCATGATGACTCCTTCTCAGTCGGATTGGTTAGAGCCTCCAGTCCACGCCAATGCACTGGGGGCTCGTTTATTTTGTTTGCGGGTAAAGCGGTCATGCCACAAACCCCTTGGAGCGGTACTTGATCGGTGCAACCCGTGGGTCGCTCTGGCCCACAGACTCAAAGACCACGCACAGCAAACCAAAGCTGTCTGCCCCGTGCGATGACCAGTCATGCTCCGGCCCTAAGCCGATGTTGCGGACCTCATCACGCTTTTCGTGATACCAGCCCAAAGCCTCCAGCCCAGCGGCGCAGCCTTCCTCGTCCATGTAGATGGATGGCCACACCCTTTGCGCCGACTTGATGCGACCCATTGCCGCGCCCTTGCCTTGGTTGGGCACCACCTCCACCGCATAGCCAGCAGCCTCAAACGCCTTGCGGTAGGACACATCGAATACGGCGTCTTGCTTGTCCCCGTCATGGGGTAGCCAGATGGTGGTGTTGGCCCCGTTGTAGCCGTTTTCTCGCAGCCATGTCATGTGCGCCGAAGCTGGCTGGCCAACTGCCTCGTAATACTTCAGCACCCGAGGCTCCCGCCCAACGAACTGAGCGACCCATATGGTGAAGGCGTCTGCCTTTTGACCCGTGCCGCCCAAGTCGCAAAACGCTTTGTACGTCAGTAGTTCATCCGGTCCGACCCGGCCTATCCTGCGCTCTTCCCTGGCTCTGACAATGGCCTTGGCGTAATACGCACCCTTCACCGTGCCGATGTAGTCGCCTTCCCAGATGTGGTCGTACTGCTCCGGGTTCTCTTCCTTGTCCCTCAGACGGTCGCGCTCCAGCTTGGCCGGAAACCTGGGGTTATCTCGCCAGTTGCACTGCACCACCTTAATCAAGGGATCGTTGGAGAACCTGAACCGCCGATCTACCGGAGCCGTCCTCCTTTTCGGGTTCCATGTCACCCACAGTTCAGCGTTCCAGTTCTCACCCTCTTCCCGCAGCGTGGGGATCAGGGTCTGCCATGCATCGTCGGTCACCGGCTCGGCTTCATCCACCCAGCAGATAAGGATGCGCCCCTTGGACTTGATGGAGGCAATGTTTCTGTCCAGACCTGCGAAGGCAAACCAGATGCGGCCATCCTTGGACTTGATGTACCTGTCCCCTACGTCGTAGTAGCTGGACAGCACAGGGTCATCCTGAATGGCTCGCTTGCATTCCTCCAGACTGGAGTCGTCCAGGGAGTTCATGAACTGACGGGCGCACAGGAGTTGTCCAGTCACTCCGCCCAAGCCAAATGCCATCCCGTAGGCGGCAATCATGGTAGCGAAAGATCGAGTCTTGCCAGATCCCCGACCACCGTATGCGCCCCTTACGTCTGCTGGCTTGCCATCAAAGACTTCCAGCAGCTTGGGGACAATCGCTATCTGATGAGTCCCACTCATTTCAGCGGGACGATCTCAAGGCGGGTGATGGACTGGATCGGCTGTTCCTCATCTCCAACGTGTTGAATCGTCTGAAGTTTGGAACTGACCTATCTAGGAGCGAGTTGATCGCTTGAACCTGTACCGGCGTCAATTCAACCTTCCCCATCGCACAG